ATTCCCGGTACTCAGAGTGCTCAAGCTATGCATCCGGATCATTATGATCTGGTGCATCTGGGGGAATATGATCAGGAGCATGGCATCATTGTTCCGTGTAATCCTCGGCTGGTTTGTAATCTGTCGGTGTGTGTTCCTGTTCCCCCCGGTAAGGAGGTTTGATGCGTACAGGGCGGATGCCTTCTGTTGATGCGGCTCGTTTTGCTCAAGTGCCGCGTTCTGATGTTCCGATGTCTGCTTTTGATGTGCGTCATATGCATAAGACGACGTTTGACTCGGAGTGGTTAGTCCCGGTATATATTGATGAAGTTCTGCCGGGTGATCGTATGAAGATGAAGATGACTGCTTTTTGTCGTTTGTCTACGCCTATTGTTCCTGTAATGGATAATCTGGATCTGGAGTCGTTTTTCTTTTTTGTTCCCAATCGTCTGGTATGGGAGAATTGGGAGCGTTTTATGGGCGAGAAAGCTTCGCCTACGGATACGACTCAGTTTTTGATGCCCTATGTTAATGTGGTTGATGCGGATCTGTTCCCGGGTAGTTTGTCGGACTATTTTGGTCTGACGTTGAATGGTTCGGTTAATACGTTGACTGTGTGTGCTTTGCCGTTTCGTGCTTATAACTTGATATGGAATGATTGGTTCCGTGATCAGGATTTGCAGACTCCTGTCACTGTTCTTCTTGATGATGGTCCTGATACTGTTGCTACGGACTATCCATCTATGTTGCAGCGTGGTAAGCGTCATGATTACTTTACGTCTGCTCGTCCCTGGCCGCAGAAGCCTAATCAGGGTTCGTTTTATCCTTCGGCTACGCCGTTTAATAATGTTGGTTTGAATGGTGGTCTTGGCCAGGGAGGTTGGTTTCGCGGTAATTATTCCGGCGAAGGTGTTGGTGTTCCGGTTACCGGTATTGGTATTTTTGGTTCTACTCCTACTACTGCCTCTCAGTCGATTAAGATGAGTGGTAATAGGACGGGTCTTTATGGTGATTTCTTCACGACGGCTACGATGCCCTTGTACACCCGTGCCTCTGCTGGTGATTTCCCGGATATTCGGGTGTTGGTTAATGACCTTCGTACTGCTGCTATGGTTCAGCGGATGCTTGAGCTTGATGCCCGGGGAGGCACTCGTTATGCCGAGCGGGTCCGTGCTCATTTTGGTGTTGTTAATCCCGATGCTCGTTTACAGCGTCCTGAGTATCTTGGAGGTGGTCGTACTCCGATTACGGTTAATCCTGTTGCGCAGACGTCCGCAACTGGTGTTTCGGGTGGTGATACTGTTCTTGGCGAGCTTGCTGGCGTGGGCTCTGCTCTTGCTGCCGATCATGGTTTTTCGGCGTCTTTTACAGAGCATGGGTTTATTATCGGTCTTGTTTCTATCCGTTCGGATTTGACGTATCAGCAGGGCGTGAATCGTATGTGGTATCGTCGTACTCCGTTTGATATCTATTGGCCCGGTCTGGCGCATCTTGGCGAACAGGCGATTTTGTCGCAGGAGATTTATGCTGATGGCTCTGCTGATGATGTTACTGTTTTTGGTTACCAAGAGCGTTGGGCGGAGTATAAGTATAAGCCTTCGCGTACTTCTGGGTATTTTCGTAGTACTGTGGCTACTCCTTTGGATATGTGGCATTTTGGTCAGCTATTTGCCTCTCGTCCGGTATTGAATGAGGTGTTTATTCCCGATCAGCCTCCGGTGGATCGGGTGTTGCAGACTGCTGGTAATTTTGGTACTGAGTTTCTTATGGACGCTATGTTTGATTGTCGGATGGTTCGTTGTATGCCCATGTATTCTATTCCTGGGCTTGGTCCGCGTCTTTAATGGTTATTCCACTGCTGGCGGCTGCGTCGCCGTGGATACCTGCTATTGGTGCGGGTTTGGGTGCTCTTGGAGGTTTGATTGCTAATCGGCAATCTGCGAAGGAAGCTGAGCGTAATCGTGATTTTCAAGAGCGTATGTCTAGTACTTCCCATCAGAGGGAAGTTATTGATTTGCAGAGTGCTGGATTGAATCCGATCCTTTCTGCGAATCGTGGCGCTTCTACTCCTTCGGGTGGTCAAGCGCCTGTGTCTAATGTTTCGGAGAGTTCTGCTCGCGGTCTTGCTGCTGGTCTGGCTGTTCAGCAGGCTAAGGCGCAGATTCGCGCTACTAATGCGGCTGCGCTTAAGACTGAGGTTGAGGCTGCGGATTTGCAGACTCAGTTTAATTTGCCTGGTCGTTATGATGCTTTTGCCGCCGATCAGGAGCTTCGCCGTATGAGCGCGGATCAGATGCGTGCTATGTTGCCTCTGGCTATTCAGAAAGCTAAGGCCGAGATTGCTCAGATCGGTTCGGCTGCCAGGGCTCAGACTGCTGCTGCGATTTTGAATGAGCTTCAGTCTGCTACGGCGGAGAATATTGCTACTTTGCAGAAGCGTTTAGGTGCGCTTGGCGCTATGGGTCCCGCGGCGTCGGGTGCTTTTCGTTTGATGTCTCAGATTCTTCTTAAGTCGAAGTTTCCTGCTAAGGGTCTTACGATTAAGACTGGAGGTGAGTGATGTCGGGTATTCCGCTTGGAGCTACGCTCCATGGTTATGATACTGCTGCGGTGTCTGAGTCGACGGCTAATCCTGGTGGTGGTCAGTCGTTTGTTCAGCAGCAGTTTGCCGAGGATGCTGATATTAATGTTATCGCTCGGCGTTTTGGTTTGACTCCCGATATGCCATCCGGTCCTCCGGGTGGTATGTATGGAGATTTTACTGATATTCAGGATTATCAGGATGCATTGCAGCGCATTCGGCGTGCCAATGATGGTTTTATGACGCTGCCCGCCGATGTGCGGGAGCGTTTTGGTAATGACCCTGGGCAGTTGATTGATTTTGCCCAGAGGTCGTCGGAGGAGGATTTTAATCGGGCGTTTGAGCGCCCGGCTGAGCCTCCTCCGGTTGTTGTTCCGCCTGTGGCGGATCAGTAGTTTCCGCCCGGCTGTTCTGCGGGCGCTGCCCCCGGGGGGGTTTCTTCCCTACCCCCCGGGGGTTTTGTTTTTGACGTTGCTTCCGATTTTTTATAATTATTCACTGCGCCTGTATATTCTTTTTTGTTGTTTCTGTTGCCTCCTGGTGTTAAGTTCGTGTGTGCGCTTTCGCGCGCGCGGTTCTTTTACCCTTTCTCTTGGAGGCTTGTTATGGCGCGTGGTGATCAGTTGCCCGTTCCGGGCATGGGTTCGGATGCGCAGTCGCGTGTTGACGCGACGTCCGCGGCGTTGAACGACGCGGTTGCTCTGGTGATGGATCTCGAGGTGAAGCTTCGTCAGGCGCGAGCCGACGAGCGTCGGGCGCGAGCTGCTGAGGCGTCAGCTCGGCGGGTGCTCGCCGCGACGCGGTAGAGCTGTCGGGACCTGGTGGCCGGCCTTGTGCCGGTCCCCAGGGGCCCCCCCCTCCCCTCGACCAGCGATCCGTCGCTTCTTGCGGCCGTAGGCCGCTGCACACAGGTTTGTCTTGATATCTGTGTGTACCACTGACACCCTCTGGAGGTCGCATGGCGTACCGTAGGCCGGTTAATAAGCGTAGTTCTGCGAAGAAGTTTCGTCGTCAGGTTGGGCGTACTCATCCCGCCAATGTGCGTAAGCCTGGGCGTGGTGGCTATCGGCTGTGAGTTGTAATCTTCCCCTTCAGGCATTTCGTACGCCTGGGGGGGAAGTTTTGTTGGGGCGCTGCCCCGGTGATTCTGTTCCTCTCCTTTTGCCGTGTCAAAAGTGTATGGGTTGCGCTAAGGAGTATAAGCGCGGTTGGACGTTGCGGTTGACGCACGAGTCTAAGCTTTGGGATAGTAATCTGTATTTAACTCTTACCTATTCGGATAAGGAGCTTAAGTCTCCGTCTTTGGTGTACCCGAATTTTCAAGGTTTTATGAAGCGTCTCCGGCGTCGTTTGTCGGGTGTTAGTGTTGGACCGGATGGCCGAAAGCCTATCCGGTTTTTTTGTTGTGGGGAGTATGGGGAGCGGAATAAGCGTCCCCATTTCCATGCCATCTTGTTTAATTGTATGTTCCCGGATCTGAAGCCGTTGCAGAATAATACGAGTCGTTCAGATCTTTGTGAGGAGCTATGGGGATATGGGAACGTAGTTATTGGTACGGTTACGCCGGCTTCAATGGCGTATGTTGCCGGTTATACGAACAAGAAGCATCTTGGGCGTCGTGCTGCGGAGACGTACGAGGACGTTGTGGATTTGCGTACTGGCGAGATTCATTCCCGCCGGCGCGAGTTTGTGCAAATGTCGAGGTCGCCCGGGATTGGTGCTAGTTGGTTCGATCGGTTTAAGAGCGATGTGTTTCCTAATGATGGCATTGTTGTTGAAGGAGGTCAGAAGTATAAGGTTCCGCGTTATTATTGGGAGCGCTTTCGGCGCTCTGTTGGCGAGTCGTCTCAAGCCGTGGAGGATATTGCTTATGGTCGTCATTTGCGCGCGCAGAATGATAAGGCGCGTGCAGAGAGAACGCCTGAAAGGCGTGCTGTTCGTGAGGAGATAGAGATTCGTAAGTATAATGATCGTAAGGCTCGCAACGTTGGCGAGTAATTCACATTCATTTCTGGGGAAGAAAATGAATATCTATACGCTGCATGATCGTATGGCTGGCGAGTATGGCCAGCTTTTTAT